GGCATTTCAGCTCCTACCATTCTCAAGAAACCACCTAAAGTTCGGTTTCCGTATCTTTCTACTTCAGCTTCGTAAAGCTCAGGTAGATATTGTTGTGCAAAGTTCCCACCAGTAGCATCATCAAAAGAAAGAAAATTCTCTCTTAATGCCATTCTTTTTGGTTGAGGGACTATTGACGCGGGGAATGCCCCACCAGATAAACTCATAATTTTTGTTTTTTAGTTGTTGTTATTTTTTACTTTTAAATTTCAACTTAGAACTATCAACACCATTCACTGCTTTTACTTTTAATCCTCCAATAAAAATATCACCATTAGCTTGTGGCCTAGGATCTTGATTTATATTTTTAGATTTAGCCATCATATCTTTAACTGCATCGGCTTTACCTTGCTCGTAGAAATGACTAGCTATTGTATCAGCATTATCAGCGGCATAAATAGCTTTGTGATAACCTACAGTATCAACAACTTCTCCCTCATTGTTTAAGAACTTCTTAACGAACGTGTTTAAGTTTGACTGTTTCTCTGCAACATCATTTACATTAGCAACATTATATCTAAATTTCTTTTCACCTACGTTAAATTCAAAACCTTTGAATTCATCGGCAAATAGTTTATTAGTTGAACGTTGAAAATTATCGTGATGCTGTTCTGCTATTTGTTGTTCTTTGTTGTATCTATTGAAAAAATCCATAGCCTTTTGTTGTTCCTGAGTAACGCCCGGTCTCAACTTGATCTCGTCGTAATATTTACTCTTGGTTTCTTCCAAAAAGTTTTTGGCTTTTGCAATCTCTTCTTTAAAAGCGAGTTTCTTTTTCTTTATATCTCGCTCTTCATCCATTTCTTCATCAAAAGAAAAGTTGTCTTCCATAATGAAATCTACTTCCTCTTGATTTAGATGTGGTTTAGTATTTTTGTAATATTCTTTAAGTAGAGTATTTTCATCTACATTTGAATAATCTGTGTTTAACCTAGCATAATCCTCTATGGTTCCACCAGTTTCTTCCATAAATGAAACTAATTTTTCGATGTTTTCTGGTAATTGTTTACCTAAAACCTTTTCATCTCTTACAGCTTCTTTATGTTCTTTTTTTATTTCTTTAATCTCTTCTTCAATTACTTCAGATATAGGAGATATTGTTTCTTCTTTTTTATCTTCTGCAATAGGTTCTTTCTTATCTTCTGTTGGTACTATTTCTTGAAGCTCCACTTTTGGCTCTTCTATCTTATCATTAGATTTTAGTACAACTTTCTCTGTGCTTGGCTCTTCAACTGCACTTTCTTCTTTTTTACTTAAGTCAATTTTATGTGTTTGACTTTCTTTTTGTTTTAAAGAAGGTTTTTTAACCTTAATCTTTAAAGGCTTCTTTTCTTTATCTTGAACTGTTTCTGACATAATATAATATAATAATTAATAATAAATTGTTAGATTAACCTAACAATGGGTCTACTTGATTTTTCTCAAAATCAGTTGGTAATAAATCATTTTTTCTTTGATCTATCATTTGGCTTTGTTGTGTGGCTTGTATTCTTGTTCTTTCGTCTTTACGATCTTCTATTGAAGCTTCTTTATCTTTCATCATTTGAAGATCCATTTTCTTTAACTTTTCATCAAAGCTATATCTTAACTCTAGCATCTGTCTGTCAATCTCTGCTTTTTGTTGCATCTTATTAATCTCAAACTGAGACTTAGCTTGTTCAACTTGAACTTCTGTTTCTGCTAGCGCTTGTTGTTTTTGCATTTCTGCTAACGCAGCTTTTTCAGCTGTTTGCGCATTTGCTTGTGCTTGAGCTTGTATATTAGCTTGTGAATTTTCTTGATCTCTTTTTTGCTTTTGACGCCTACGTTGTTTTAGCATTTGGTTAGCTAAAGTAATATTGTTTATCTCTCTTAAGTCTATAGCATCCTCAAGATCAATACCACCCATTTTTAAAGCTATTTGAATGTTTTGTTCTAAAACTTGTCTTTCTTCTTCTTCTGGCTCTAACTCTAAGAATATACCAAAATCATGTATGTTTAAATCTGATAACTCATCTAGCGTAGCTACATTGTATCTTGATATACTGTTTTCTAATGCTTGTCTAGTAAAAGGAAATTGTAATGAATCAGCTACTCTTAATGATACATTTTCACAAGTTCTAGATGTTAAATATAACATAGCTTGAATTAAGTGTCTTGTAGCTGTATTAGAGTTTGCTGCAGCTAGTTTTTGTAAACCTACTAAAGCATTTTTATCTGGAGTACTACCATCTCTAGCTTCATTAAGTCCTGTCACATCTCTTATCATCTGTANGTAATACTGATAAGTTTGTATAAGTGACTGTATTTTAGCACCACCAGATCCAGTCTGTANTTCTTGTATTGGNACTTTACCTCTGTTAGGATCACCATCTTGAGTTAAACTTCTACCAACAATAGATCCAGTTTGAAAATACATGTTTAAAGCTTCAGCCGGGTTATAATTAGTTCCATTACCTAAATCAACTTCTGCTAAACCATCCATATCTAAGAATACACCATCTGGAACTACTCTAGACAATACTTGTTGTATTTTAAGATGAGTTAACTGAATCATATCAGCAAAACCAGTTATTCTATTAACTAATGAATCTATACGACCTTTGTACATTCTAGGAGCACATATAGTGTAATTCATTTTTACTTTATTAGTATCAGCATTTGGCCTAGTCATATTTTCAGATAAACCCCAGTTTAACATCATTGGATGTCCTAGTATTTTAGCCCCTGAATAAAGGGTTTCAATAGTTCTAGATACTCTTTCAAAATTATCATTCTTAGGTGGATCAAAAGTATCAGGCTTCTCTAATGCTTTCTCTAAACCAGTATTTGTTTCTTTTATTTTAAATACTTGATCTGAATAAGTTTTATACTCAAAGTAAACTACTTGAACAGTTTGAGAATCACTTCTACCACTCCAGTTTCTTAAATACTCTTGATTACCAGGGTATTTTTGAATCTGCTCCATTTCCTCATCAGTTAAATTAGGAAATTGCATTTTAAGATCTGATAGTGATATAGACTTAACTTCACCAGCATAATAAATATCTTCAAAATTAGGATCTTCAGTATAAGAATATATTAAAGCCGCTGGATCAACATATTCAACAACAACACCTTCCGCTCTATTCCAATTTGTTTTAACAGCACCAATACCTAAAATAGTTAGATCATTAGAAAACCTACGTCTTATTAAATCATATCTATTTTTATCTAATATATTATTAATAACTTCTTCTTCAGCTATTTCAATTGATTGCTTGTAGTCTAATTGTAAATGTAATTGTAATTCTTCTTCACTTTCTAATCCTAGTTCTTTACTAGCTTTAGTTTGTACTTCAACACCTAAAGTATCTCTAAGCTGTTGTATTAATTCTCTTTCTTTTACATCACGCATTAATTCTTTAGCATAGTCAGTTCTTTTCTTTGTAGAGAAAGGATCTATTGCATATGCTTTTATGTCGTAATTTCTTTGTGACATTCCGTTAACAACTATATCTACAAATTTAGATATAACTGGTACAGGTTTCCAGTCTAGGTTTAAGTAAGATAAATCTCCGTTAATGGCTAGTTCATCTTTATATTTTTGAACAGGTTGTTCTCCTCTAGCGTAAAGTCTTAATGTATGATAATTATTGTAATTAACTGCGTTTCCGCCTACACCAGCTCCACCTCTATAATTCCTAAACCATTCTCCTTCTATAGCTCTTCCAACAGCAAGTCCATATTCTAAAGTAGCTTTCTCTGCGTCAGGTACCACCTGGCTTGGGAATGAACTATTATTATTATAAGAAATCTGATTCATTTATTTATTTTATTATTTTTGAAATTGCCCCATCATTATCATATCTTTTAATACCTAATTTGATAGGTTGGTATTTTTTCTCAGGATTCGGTCTATATCTATTCTTGTTACAAGCCATTATAGCTAGTCCAGAACTTATAGTAGCATCAAATTTAGTTCTATTGTTTATGTCAAACTTTCCCCAATCCTCTAATGTTTTTTGATGGTACATATCACCATATCCATTTTCTACTAATCCTACATAACTTTCTATATAAGATTCTATAGCGGCAGCATGTGCTTGTTTAATATCTTCACTTGAATTAGGTATTCCACCTATTTCTTTTTCAGTTGTAGAGAGTTTATTCCAAATTTTATCAGGACGATTCATTGAAAAAGCTCTATAACCTCTACGTTTGAAATAATACAATAATCTAGGCTTGTTGTTTTCACAAAGTATAGGCATACCGTAAAATATGCAAGCCATTAAAACATCTTCAAAGAATATCTCAGCTGTCTGAGGTCTAGCTATATATTCTAAAAAGAAATGATTAGGTGGTGCATCTTCCATAGAAAACTTAGTTAATCCATGTAATGCTCCATTAGATCCTTTTCCATCTACAGTTCCAGAGATGTCATAACTATCACAACCAAATGCACCTATATGTTCGTTGCCAGGACTTTTAAATCCATTTTTAACAAACACTTTGTTTTGTAAATTTCTAGGAGGAACCCAAGATATTTGAAACCTACCATCTTTGTTAGGATAAAATTCCACTTGAGTATCTTTAACTCCACCAACCCACT